TCATGCTGTTAGTTTTTCAAATATTTCTTTTGCTCGGGTTGATTCTTTCGGGTCGTTGACTCTCGCGTAGGTTTCGTCGGTCGGAATATTCTCGAAAGCCGGGTGGTGATGGAAGCAAACAATATCGCGAGCATCAACAATCGCGCCAGCCTTCGCGGCACGAACGGTGAACTCTGCATCGCTGTATTGGTTTTTAAATTCGGGATTAAATAAGCCATGATCGTTGTAATATTTCCGCGTGCATATTGCTGCTGGGAGCAGGTCGTCGGTTCGGTGGCCGTCGCTGATCCTGAGAACCGATGGAGACGCAATATCCAAGCGACTCTCGATCATCTCATCCCATCCCGGTGGGCACTCCCAATCGTCCGAAATCTGCATGAGTATGTCTCCGGTCGAGTATCGCGCCGCGGTGTTCCACGCGCCGACGCTGTAACCATTTGCAGGCTGTGTGACTCCGCCAAACCGCTTGAGCACTCGCGCAGATTCGTCGTCCTGATCGACGGCAAAAATGTATTCGATCCGCTCCGGTCTCGATGCGCGCTGCAGCCACAGCGTCATTGTCTGGATTGCCTGTATCGGCCTGCCCCTAGTCGCGTGCAGCAACGAGATGCGCGGCCCTTTAGCGCCATCTAGAATATCCATCTCGATGCGGAATGCTTCGGCGTCGTGGCCCATCTGGCGCAGGCACCATGCGCGCAGGCGTTCGATCTTCCAGCCATACCATTCCCTTTTGTGAGTCCACTGCGGGAACGTGGGAACCGGAATCTCCAGAGCCTGCTTAACGACTTCCAGTGCCTGTTCAGGCTCCGCCATATCCAGCAATATTGACGCTTCGATCACTAACGCTTCGCGGCGAGATGGATCGAGTTCTCGCGCACGGCGAGCGAGTTTCAACGCAACTTCACCGCCCGACATGTTGCTTAAATTGAGCAGCACTTCGTAGCGATGCACGCCGTCGAGATCACGCATCGCGAGAGCTTCTGCGCCAAAGCGCATCGAGAGTTCTCGGTCTCCAACGATCATCTTTTCGTAGTGCAAGTAGAACTTAAAATGCGACGACATGTTGTCGTTAAAAGCCAAGATGCGAAGGTTGCGCTCGTTGCTTGGCCGGCGTCCTAGCGCCGGTCGATGCTCGATCTCCAGGTCTCGGCGGAGAAGGATTTTCCTTTTCAACGGTTGGCCGTCCGAGCCAATCGGTGGGTGCGCGTTCTCGTGGACAGGTCTCCACCACCACGCGCTTTTGTGACGGAAGAATCGCTCGCGTGGCGCACGCTTGCCTTGCTCGGTAATAACGTAGTCGGTGAGCACCCAATCAACGTCCGGGCTGACTTCGCGGAGCATCTTCAGGTGCGGCTCGACCATGTGATCTGCGAGCACATCGTCGCAATCCGCCCACATCACCCAGCCGCCTTCCCCGGCGATCTCGTAAGCGAGCCGGAACGCTTGGTTGCGAGCCGCTCCGAAGTTGTCTACGTGCGGCCACTCCGCGCACAGTGGCGAGTTGTCGTATTTCGCCGGGAAGCAGCCTAGGCTTTTCGCGATTTCGAGCGTGCGGTCTGGCTCAAGCGAGCCGGTAGCGCGCACGACAACAATCTCGTCACAGATTTTGAAAAGGGATTTTACGCATCGCTCGATACGCTCTTCTTCGTTGCCGCAAATCATGCCTGCGACAAGGCGGGGTTTTTGGTTCATGTCTGCTTAGGTGGTGATGTCAATAACAAAAAACCCACCCTTTTTCAAGGGTGGGTTTTTGCCAAGTAGAGACAGAAACAACCAAGCACCAACACCAATACAACAGCCTACAGACCAGTCGTAATGCGAATGATCGAGCTGCCGTCAACAACTTTCTCTGAAACGTGCTGGCGCACGCGCAGAACGTTGCTGCGACGGGCTTCGTCGCGATACGTTTCGGTCACGAAAGGAACTGGGGAGTCGGCACCCCAGAGGATCGAGCGGCCAAATCCGCCAGCGGCAAACTCGCCACCAGCCACGTAGCCGAGAGCAATGTAGCTGTCGCCCCAAATGAACGATCCGCTGTAGCTCTGACCTTTTTTCGCGCTGTTTTTAGGAGCGCGACCGACGAGAACCTGATCGACTCCGACAGCCTGAGCAACCTCTTGCTCGGAGAGCAAACGAGTTGAGTTAGTAGCGACGACACCGAACATTTGATTCTGGACTTTCGAGCTGCGGCGAACGCGCTCAAACAATGTGGCCGAGAGAACCAGCGTGTTGGGAAGCACGCCGTATTTGGCGAGCTCCAACTTGCCAGCGGCAACGTCGGCGGGAAGGTCGAATGTGGTGATATTCGCTTCGGTATAGGCGGCAGTTGCGCCAGTGCCCGAGATAGCGGTGATACCGTTCGAAGCGAATGTGAGCGCAGCGACGCGGGCTTCGTGGCCGATTTGAATCTGGCTGAGAAGCATGTCGGCGACCGCGACTTCGACGTCCAAGAAACGAGCAAGATCACGCTGAGTGGCGTCAGGGAGAACTTCCTCCAAGCCGTATTCGGTGGTGGCAAAAGTGTCGGAGACAAACTTGCGGGACACGCGGGGATAGGCGGCTCCAGCGGCGATCTTAGTGGCATCGTCGTTGAGAGCTTCGCTCTGGCCGAGATTGATTTTGAGATACTCGCCCGAGCGAACATCGGCCACGTAGATCGGCATCACTTCAGCGCCGATGAAAAGATTAGCCTTGTTGCTGCGGCCTTCGTAGACCGACTGAGCAATGTCTCCGCGGATTGTGGTAGTAGAGAGTGACATGATTTTAGATGGGATTAGAGCTTGACAACATATTCAACAACGTCGCCGGTGGCGCCGTTCTGCACTGCCACACCGAGCGTCAGTGCGCTCGTGGCGAGGGTGCCGATGATTACTCCGCCGGTTGTGGCGAAAACATTAGCTCCAGCGGTCACCGGGCCGGGAGAGACCAGGCCAAATTGGCTGGCTCCGAAAAGCTTGACATTGCCGATGCCGGCTGCGGAGACGTCTTCCTGCACAACGCCGATGGCGAGTGAGGCTGTGACGAGCGCTGCGGCTGCGTTATCGCCGGAGACGGCGACGAGGGTATTCGCAGAGATCGCCGTAGCGAACGAGAAGCTGCGAAATGAATTGTCGATTTGTGTAGCCATATTAAGTGGGATTAGAAATTGAGTTGGTTGGAATCGCGGAGTGCGATGTATTCGGCGGGGTGGTTATTCATTGCAAACTTGATGGCTGCCGTGCGGCTGCCGAGTTCGCTGGTCTTTTTCTCGATCACTTTCTTGAGATCGATCGCTTCGTCAGATTTAGCGGCGGCGGCGGCAGACCCTTTCATGGGAGCGGCTCCGAAGGTTTTAATGACCGTGTCGAGCTTGGAGTTGAGAGCGGAGAACTGAGCGGCCATCGCTGTCTCTTCGTCTTTGACAAGTGCGGCTTCGCAGTTGCACATCTCTTCAGGCTTCATCTCTGGCTCTTGCATTTTGCTCTTGTAATCGCCAAAGGCAGTTTCAAGGGCGGTCAAGCGAGAAACGATATCAGCGATACTGATCTCGTCTTCTCCGTTTTCGAGTTCCGGTTTGGGTGTGGCTTCCATTTGTTGGGAAAATTTGTCAACTCGCGAAGCCCGTGCTTGGAACGAAAACAAGCCCGTGGCATTAGCTGCCGGGGTCTGCACGATCGCTGCGGCAAACAACTCTTCGCAACTCGCGAACCGCTTGCCGTCTATCTCGCGGAGCGGCCCAGCAAACTCAATCGAAACGCCGAACGCGTCGGGAAGTTTTTCGGAAATCTCGTAAACATACTCGCGATGCGGCGATGATTTGAGCAGATTGATATCGGCAAGAAGTTTCTCGCCGACGATGCGAAAATTGTCTGCGTAGCCCACGATGCCTTCAATGTCAGCACCGTGATTCAGGTTGACCTTGACTCCGCCTTTATACTCTTCCGCGCAAGCTTTGACTTCGCGCAGGGTCTGCATATCGACATACATGTCGTGGCCGCGCGCTTCCCCTACGCTGATGATTGAGACGCCTTCGATGATATCCATGCACTGGCGCGGATGTCAAAATAAGGAAGGTCTCCCGCCGCTAGTTGCCTCCCCCTTTTTCTAATTAGTTCGACAACTGGCGATCTCGACACATGCCGAGCGGAATCCCACGGGAGAGCGTAAGTGTCGCTAGGGCCTGAACTGACGTCAAGAAAATGTTTCGGAATCCAAGATGAACCGCTCCAGTGCTGCCTGTGCGAGTGCGCGAATCTCGGCTTCGTTTTCTTCGATGCAGCCCACGAGTTCGAAGGCGGTTGAGATTTGCGGCTTGATTCGCGATGCGGAGAAATTCTGGGTGCAGCCGACCACATCGGTGGTCGCGCCGATATGTTGCGACGGTTCCTGTAGGCCGATGCACGCCTGCGTGCCTGGAGTTGTTATGCAAGCAGAGATTTGAATCTCGACCGACGAGCCGACGAGCCTGGCAACGACTCCATTCACGCGAACGATTACCGGCGCT